ATTGACGCATTTACCCTTGTTTTTAAATTTAAACCAAAATCAATATGAAGACTAAAAAAACAGATTATTTAAAGTTGGCTATCATGACAGATAAGCCTGTTAATTTTAATCTACAAGTTCCATCTTTTAATGCTCTTGTAACATTTTACAGTAAGCCGATGGGTTCAAATTTAGGTGAACCATATAAAAATATGGAATCTAAAAGAATTGCATCTATATTGGCAAAAGCAATAATTAGCAAAAAACTTGAACCAAGCATGGAAGGTAAAGCAATCGATATGATTAAAAGGATAGGATACTAAAATACTTTTTAATTGCATTAAAGTGAGCATTGGCAATTTTATGTTGACTTTCCTTATTAAACATTTTCATTGCATCGTTCCTGTCCGTAAAGAAACCATTCTCGGTTAATACGGCAGGAACTTTTACATTACAAACCATGTGGAATTTAGCTTCTTTGTCAACATCACCATCAGTAATGTCTGGTCGCATTCTAAACAAGTTAGTATTTTTTACCTCATCATACATTAGTGTAGCTAAAGTATCTGCTTGTGTTTGACCTGGACTTGTAAACACTTCCCAACCATTTGCACCTTTAGGTCCTGCATTGCCATGAACCGAAACAAGTATTGCAGCATCATAATCCTTAAACGAATTAGCTTTGCTTGATCTTAGTTTTAAAGGTGTATCATCTATTTCGTGATAAAGTTTTAAAGTATTAAAACCTTCTGTCTTTAACATTACATCTAATAGATCTACAATATCTCTATTGAATACACCCTCAAAAAACCACCCATAACCATGGAATAGTTGATGAGATGTATGCTGAAAGCATTTACTTGGGTAAGTTGTATACCTATGCGGTATGTCAAATTTCTTACCCAATCCACCATGACCGGCATCTAAAAAAATAGTAAATCTGTTCTTTTCCATATTTTATATTTTGAAGGGCGATGTAAATCAATACACCGCCCTGTAAACGCATAAGGTAGCGATTCTCTGCGCCTATAATTTAAAGCCTATTAATGCAAATGCTGCACTAATCAAACCTAACTTTGCAGGTAATTTTACTTCAATTTCCTTCCCAGCACATTCGCGGCTTGTCTCCTTGATTTTGTCCCAAATGATTTGAGCCAGTTGGATGTATTCGCGCCAAGTAAATTTTACTTTATTGCCTTCAAGATGAACATTTATCTCCGAAGCTAACTCCGCAAAGTTCATTGAGTAACAAGCCACGTCGCCCATTGGTGACTTTATTCCATCTGCATTTTTAAGGGCATCTTTTAAATTAGTCTGCATATTATGTTTTTTTAAAGTTTCTAAAATCATTGAATGCGTTATTATTTTCTCCATTGTTTTAACGTCTGAAAAATCTAAGAATAATTGTACCAATATTTGTTCCAGTTATGGATTTTATATTTTCCGAAATACTAAACAATTCCGTGGCTGCAATGATAAAGCTTACAGAATACGTTATTTGCGATGGAAGTTGGAAGGTAATACTTGCCCCGTGAAAAATCATGATACCGCAGAAATAGGTCAGTATCTTTTGCGAAGTGCGATAAAGCCCTTTGCTTGTTATCGGCTCTCCCCTTTTCCTTGCCGCAAGGATTCCCGTGACTGTGTCTGCAAAAACAACGAAGATTGTAAATATCAAAAAATGTTTGATGGGTAGGAAAAACGAGAATAGCACTCCGCAACAAATAGAATAGGCAATGCCATCGTAACCAAGTTTAAAAATGTTGTAAATTATTGCTTTCATCGGTTTAAAACTAAACGTCTAACAATGCTTTTTCCATCCTGACTAACATACAATTTCCTGCCTTCGTCCCAATACAAATCTAAGAAATTTCCCGTAGTTGGAAATCCATTTAAACGTATCAATGACTTACCAAAACCAAATAACACCTTTGCGGTTGAGCCTTGAACCGTGTAACGCAAAGAGCCATTAGCCGTTTTGTTCCATGTTATCGGAATAGCTCCCGTGCCTGTATTAATTACCCATCTGAAAGTAGAATTGCTTAAATGTTCAAAGGTTTGCAAGCCTAAAGAATCAATAGGACTTTTTCCTGTAATTTGTGTAATGCCAATATTTTCCCTTATTGCGCCTGTTATTTCTTTTGAATAGAAATATGAGCCATTAACAAAGTTGGCATAACTATTTGCCGTACTTTCAAATTTCTGAAAAGCTGATAAGTAAAATTGAGCCGTATCACCAATGATGGTAACTTTTTCGTAGTACGAATCATCATCGTACTCAATCCTATTTAAAAGGTAAAACTTGTTATTCTGTGTAATAACATAAGCTGTGTCAAAGACTGGTGATTGGGCACTTAAAACGCTTGTACAAAAAGCCAATAAAATTAAAATCTTATTCATGATTATTTTTTATTTAGTTACAAAAACTTTGAATGAGCCTGATGCTGGGTTAACTGTTCCATTCGAATAGTTATTAAATCTTACAGTCACCGTATTAGATGCCGATACCCATGCCGAATAACTTGTATTTGCATTTACTGCAGCATTTGGAATACCAAGAGAAACAACGTCACCATCTGCCGCGCCTGTTACTGTGATTGTTAAATCTGCAGATAATAATGTTAATGTGGAAGGGAAATCAAGTGTTGCTGAACCTGTTAAGCCATGGTTTACGGTGTGTCTTACTGTTGATGGTGAGAAGAAAAGGTTTGTCCCGTTAAACTCCATTGCTCCAGCTTCAGCAGTTGTAAGATTTGTTCCACTTGTAAATTTCAAAGGTGCGGTTGATGCAGTGGCGGTGCCTGCTTTTAAATGAAGAACTGCGGTAGGTGTTAATTGTCCAATGCCAAGTCTACCATTATTTTTTAAAGTAAATCTTATTAAATCATTTGTACCAAAAGCAATGTCTGTGTCACTTCTTGATACAAAAAAAGATGCATAAGGAGATGTTGAAAAAGGTGTCTCACCTGTTGAATTTCCAATTCCGAAAACAAAATTACCTCCAGTATTAACCATTTGACCTCTTACAAATTGTGTTGTGCCAGTTGCTGTTATAAAAGAAGCATTTTGGACATTTGAATTAATAACACTTGTAAACGTCTTTGCACCATTTACCGTTTGCGTTCCATAGGTATTAACATAATTAAATGAAGCCGTGTCGCTCGGTAAAAGGTTTAAACGCAACCATGCGTTACTTGTTGCCTTTTTATAATGCCATATTATATTTGTCGTGGTATCAAGAACCATGTAAGCCATTGTATCAATGGAAGGCTTTCTTACCGTATCAGTTGACGCCACGCCCCGCCAAATAAGCCCGTCGGCAGTCGTCTGTTCTCCGAGCGTTATTTTTTGATTGCCGTTGCTCGGGTACTGTGCCCATGCAAGGCAAGGGACAAGGAAGAGGAAGAGGGAAAGGAGTTGTTTCATGTTTATATTTTTTAGTTGCACGTTTTTTTGACTAAAAACCCAGCGGTTATATATGCCATGTCTGATGTATATGTACCATTTAAATAAACCCACCAAACATCACCAGTAGTTAATGTATCATTTCTATTAACCTCATTTAAATCATATTCATTCATTGTTATTTGTGAACCAACTAATGTTGCACCAGATGTAGTTATTCTATTTCCAGCACTTGCTTTATAAACACCTACATAATAATCTTTATCTCCAGCAACTGGTGGACAAGTAGAACAACCTACTGCACGAATGTATACAGAATCAATGCAATATCCGTTTAAAGATGTTGGAATGATAAAAACATTTGAACCATATGTAAAATCGTAGGTAGCATTGGAATTATCAGCTGCACCAGCAACAATACCAAGATTAAAATAATATTTTTCTGTTGGATTAGTTGCAGTCAAAATATTACTTGCAAGGCTTAATCCTGTTCCAAGGGTAATATCACCTACACCATTATTACTTGTATTTTTACCAAGTAATATATTTGCTCCCGAAACCGAACCGCTTATAGTCATTTGGTTAGTTATATTAACCAAATTATTAAATGTTTTAGTCCCACCTATTGTTTCAGTTGCCGTCAAAGATACTTTACTATCAATGCGACTTGATAATGAAGTCGTGTCAAGGTTAGTAAGAACATTGTTACCACCTTCAGTAATGTTACCAGTAACTGCTAATGTTGATGATAAAGTTGTTACTCCAGTTACACCAAGTGTACCGTTCATATTTATATTGCCAAATTCATTAATCGTCATTGCAGTTGTTGGGTCTTCAGTATTATAAGATGTTTGAAAGTTTATTCTACCGCGCCAAGTTCCTATCGTTCCAACACTACCAATATTTAAATCTATATAAGGGCTAATATTAGATGTTTTTAAATACCTTGTAAATCTACCAGTATATTGAGACAATGAACCAATAGATATACTATCTAATACGCTTAAATTTCCACTCAATGTTCCACCAGTTAAAGGTAAATAACTTGTATTATCATAACTTATAGTTGTTCCACTTGCTTTTACAAAGCCTGTGCCGCTTAACTGTGGTTGTTTATTATTAAATGTAGTCCAATCGGTTGAGGTTAAAATACCACTAACACTTGCACTTGCATTACCTAAAGCATTTTGCTTTCCATTAAATGTAGTCCAATCTGTCAAAGATAAATAACCATTTACACTTGATGTTGCAGCAGCCATAGATATTTCGGGAACAGTTGTATTGTTATTAATTGACAATGGTGTGCCAGATGCTACTGTTACACTCGTAACAGTTCCTGTTCCTGCACCAATAGCAGTCCTAAATTCAGATGCCGTTAAAGATGAAACAGAATTATTAGCGTTAAAACGTGGAAAAGTAATTGAGGATGGGTTGGATAAAGTAAACATTGATTGCCCTATAGTTGTGCCACCTAAACTTGCACGTCCCGTAGATGCAGTAAGGCCTGTACTACCGCCATCCCATTTTAGTCTATCAGTAAATGCCGTATTCCAATTACTTGAATTATTTGTAATTGATGTAGTCCATGTAGTTCCTGTGCTAACTGCAATCCCAGCTTCTGGGTAAACAGGATTTGGAAAAACACCCGTACTAATAGAACCAATTCCGCTGACTGTTGCTACAGTATAATTAGCACCTATTTTAAACGAGGTAGAAACAATGGTTATTTTATTGGTGTCACTTAGATTATATTGGTCATTGTTTAATAATTGACCATTTCTAAACACTAAAATATATGCCTTTAATTGAATTGGAAACTTAGGAGTAACTGTCCATGTTAATACGCTTGTTAAGGCTGGTGCGTATTCTTGTTTTAATATTTTAATAGTATCATTTCCAATAGCAACGTCAACTATACTATCTCTTATCCTGGTAAATACTGTTGCACTATCTAAAAGTAATGTACCAGTTGTTGTTATT